ACGTGATGTATTAGATACTTTATAGATTTCATTTACATTACTAGCAGATGCTGTTGGTAAATCAGCAATTGAAGCTACTTCGCCATTAAGAGCAACTGACGGAGCAGCTTGCATCGCAGTAACTTGACTCTTATTTGCTATAACAACTTTATTTTTTCTAGAAACAGTATGAAAGTTATCTCTTGCCGTAGAACCACCAGGAACAGTCAGATATGATTGACTGGTAAATGTTGCTACTGATCCGCCATCTGCAACATTCCATACATCTATTTTTTGGCTTCTTATTACACCAATGTAAGCCTCAGTGCTGCTAAAACGATAAAAGAACCAATAACCATCTGTATAGTCTGATGCAGTGCCTAACTCGCTAACAAAAGCAAACCCGTTTCTTTTGATAAGACCAAACGTAGGATCGAGAAAGCCATTGACAATATCTCTGACTTGATTGATGTCCTTAAGATCGTCTGGCCTAGTAGAAACACCACCTAAAAAATTAGGAATACTTTGTGTAATATTTGCCATCAGTAACGCGAGAGTGCTTTGTACGGTTCGTAGCTGGTGTAGAAGTTGCCACCTTGAGGATGACCAAAGAAACTATAGTCAGCCTGATTACATTCAAACTCAATAGCCATCGCCTTAAGTTCGTCTTCCTTTGCTTTTAGTATTTGATACTGTTCACCAGAGCCTACGGCACGATTACTAAAAAACGTACAGCCACGGGCTAAAATATAATCTTGTATAGGTTTCGGTAGAAAATGCAATCCATATGCATTTGTTGATTCATTAGTAACCAACTCGATAACATCCACATGTGGATTATAGGTAAACTCAAATGTATTTTTACTCAAGTCATAAAGATATTGACCAGCAGGTGTTCCTGAAGAATCATATCTAATAGATACTTCTCTTCCTAAATTTTCACCATTTTTCGTCAGGTCCATCTGCACGACCTGCGAACTAACAGCTACACGTTTTTGTATTACACCTGCAACGGTAACATCAGTTCTTGCAAGCTCTAAATCATATTTTTTATTGAAGGTCCAACCTTCTGATTGAACTTCTTTTGATATTCTCCCTAACGTGTTCCAGGCAATCGCAACCTCCTGGTTGGTGTCTTCCACAGAATTGACAGGAGCTTGTCCGACCACTGCCAGCATTTCATTGATAAACGGTAGAGCTTGAGATTGTTCAGTTGTATCTGTTGGTAGTGTCATCGTACAAAATAAAAAAAAGGGAGCCCGAAGACTCCCTGTGTGTGTATATATAAAAAATATCAAGCGTTAGCAGGATAAGATGAACCGAATACACCACCAGGGGTACTAGTAGCGAACAGCTCAACTGCACATGCAGGGTTAAGGAAGTCAGCGCCCATAGCCAGACGACCCAGCATCACGTCACCCTGATAAATCACGGAAACGTCACCACTGGTGACCTGAACTTGAGGACCAATTGCCTCAACAACACCAGCGGCTTCCTTCTGGAAGATAAGTCCGCAACTGGTGTCAAAAGCATCTTGAGCACCATAGTTGTTGTTGATGCCAGAGACGCTAGCTTGAGCATCTTCAAATTCAGTATCACTTCCAACGAAATCACCAGTGTTACCGGGAGTTTTGGGAAGAGTTGAACCATCAGCTGAATACTTCATACCGTAGTTGCCAAGGAACGGAATGTTCATTGACTTGTAAATCTTGATACCAGCAATCTCGACCACACCGTTGCCGCTCTGCAAAGCAGTGCCGGTCTCATCGCGGTTAATCAGACCACTGCTACCTACGTTCTGAATCAGTGCATAGTACTGACGTGGGTTTAGAACACCAACACGTCCGTCTTGACTAACACCTTTTTCGTCTAATGCTGCTGCTGCATCATAGAAAGCAGCAATAAGCTTGGTAGCATCGAAAGCATCCTGAACAGCGCCAGAACCAGAACCAACCTGAATCTGAGTACCACCTGGCTCTTCCATACTGATCAAAGAACCGCCAGTGCCGGTAGATTGGATAGCAGATGCTTGACGAGCACCTTTTGCAATTTGACGGAAGATCAAGCGGTCATACTTTTCGGCCAAAGCATAGCCGATTTTGCGACTGATCTCCGAGCGAAGATCGTAGTGCGAAAGTACTTCGTCAAGGTTATAAACGAAGGCCGAAGAAATCAAAAGATCATCACAAGTGATGGTCTTTTCTGACACTGGAGGAGCACCTTGATCGTTACCAAGAATTGCATTTCCAGGAGTGTGATATTCAGCTTTCGTACGTCCAGTGTAAATGAACTGAAGAGATTTGCCATTCTGCAAGGTACGCTTCATAACAAGATCACGGGCGATCGTATTATTTTGGAAACCTTTGAACATCTCTCCACTGAACAATTTCAAATAGAGAGCACGGGCATCACCCGTTGCATTATTTTGACCGGGGCGGACGAGTCCGCCTACAGTCTGTGAACTACTTTGTTGTGCCATTTTTAAAAAAAGAGAATAAAGTTTGTATTTACATTCTCTTCAAAGCTTTGAAGTTTGTGGTCTTTCCCACCGTCTAGACGGCAACCGAGGTATCCACTTTCGGGCTCAGTGCCAAATGCTTGGAGGAGGAATCGAACCTCCTCTACACCATCAAGCGTGCTTATTCATTAAAGAGATAAGTTTTTGTGGGTAGTTTGGATCTGTTGCATACCCTTCAGCTTTGAGGTGATAAGCGGCACTATTACGATCGCTCGCAAAATTAGCACCGACATATCCTCTGTAATCTTTATGCCATTTGGTAACTAGCTCATTGATACAATCATAAGGAGTATCAAAATCTTTAAACTCATCATAAATAGTGACAGGACCATTACCGTAGTCCTCCCAGGTTTGATGAACAGTGCCCTTACCTTTGATACCAAAGTAGTTATTTTTACCACTTACGTGTTGTCCCCAACCTGACTCAAGTGCCCATTGAGCAGCAACTAGTTCAGGGAACTTAGCTCCAGCAGTCGTAGCCAATCTGACAACACTGTCCCAATCATTTGTAAACTCGTTAGTCTCAAGGTTATTACGATATAGACGAGCAAATTCAGCAAGAATAACAGGATCTGTATTTTGTTGTAAGTAAGCAAAGGCATCTACCTGATGTGGTAGAGCCTTGAAATACTGAGCAGCGTCAGTGAGGTTGATAGACATTATTTTTTCTTAGCAGTTTTTGCAGCACGTTTAAAGTTTGCTGCTGTAGGCGCACCTTTTGCACCAGGCTTTCTCATCTTCTCTCCACTACCAGCAGCAATACGCTTACGCTTGGCGTGAATGTTTGCATACAGTCCAGGTTTAGCCATTACTTTTTGCCTCGCTTAGCACGTAGTTTTTTGAAATCTGAAGCTTCGATCTTGTTTGGATTGCCAGCTTGACCAGCAATCTTACGCTGACCAGCACTCAATTTTTTTTTAGCTGCGGGCTTTTTCATCCCACCATAATGTCCAGGCATAACTAACATTTCCATCTGCGAAGTGCCAATGCTTTACGGGTTGGCTTGCCGTTAGGTTTTTTCATCGGTCCTTTCATACCTTTGAAACGAGCACAAAAAGAACGCTTGCGAGCACCACCACCGGGCTGTGGTGCCTTCAAATTTGATCCTGTTGCTTTGTTGTATTTACGGCGTCCAGCTGCAGTAAGGCCACCCTTACGTGATTTGTGAACGCCGATTTTCAAACTTACACTTTTTCTTTTTCGTTTACTACTTTTTGTAGCCACCTTTTTTCCCTCCTTTACAGGAGCCTTTTCCTTTGTGTGCCATTACATCACCTTTTTATATTGACTGCCCTTCTTTTTCTTTTGAAGTGCAGCGTAAGATTTAGCTGCTTTTTTACCAGCGGGAGTGTATGGAAACTTTTTACCGTTTACGTTTGGCATGATTAAAAGATGTCAGATTTATCAAGTTTAAGAAGCAGTGCTTCTCGATATGCAGGATCATTTTCGTAACGAGGGTCACTCATTGCAGCGACAAGTTCTGCTTGACTCTTAAAAGCATCAACAGTATTAGAAGCGGCAGTACCAACAAGCAATTCACCATCAGTACCGTTAGCCTCACCGTATCTAGACACAAGTGATTGAACAGCAAAATAAATAGCAGCAGGATCTCCTGAATCCATCACTGTGTCGTACATGTTTACTTCCTCAGCATCGAAATTTTCAGAGGCCCAAGACACCATTGTGTTGTAACCTTCCTTTCCTCCTGCCAATTCATGTAGGAATTCAATATCACCGTCTGTAAGTTCAGCGATTTCTTCTTCAGAAGTTTCTTCTTCTTGTTCTTCAGAAGCAGTTTCATCAACTACTTCATCAGATTCTTCAGATTCCTCTGTGTCTCGATCCTGTGAACCCAGTTTAGATTGCAACTCAAGGTATGCTTTTTCTAAATCAGCAGGTGTTTTATATTTGCCAGCCAACATCTGTGACTGATCTTGATCCATCTGCTCACCGATCTGCAGAGATTCTTGCTCATCTGCATTCAGTTCTGTAGAGACTTCTTGTTGATTGGTTAGTGTTTCTGCCATTGTGGTGGATTACTGTTCTGGTTGTTGTGGTTGACCTTGCGCCTGGGCGCGTTGCTCAACTGATGCGAATTGGCCTGCTTGTTGTGTAAGAGCCATCTCCTGCTGTTGTTGCATCTCAGCCTGCTTCTCTTGCTCAAGTTGCTGTGCAGTCTTGACAAGATTGAGAGCATCAATACCCTGTGCAGCCGCCAATCGTTTGACAACCTCTTCAGGATTAATATATTGCTGAATAGCTTGCGGACCCATTGTTTGAGCTAAAGTCTGCATAAACATCTGCAAACTCTCTCTATCTTGGCCGCGGCCTAATGCATTGACACCAGCAACAATTGTAGGTTTGACAATGTTTTTAGGAAGACGTGGTATCTCTCCTGTTTTTTGGAACACGCTCAACTTACGGTTGAGATAAGGAACAAGAAACTCAACAGTCAAAAGTGAGAACAATCCTCCCAATTGTTGTTCAAGTTCCATTTGAGTCATTCGTACTTCTTCTGCAGTAGTACGTTCCGACTGCCTTACCGTAAGGACTAAGAATGCTTCACTTAGCCTACGTTCCAGTTGTTGGATCATTTGATATGCAGTAGCAAAATCTGCTGTTTTACCAACTTGTACAACTCCAATATCATCTGGTCGGCCTTGAATGATTGCTCCGTTACCAGCCTTGGCTAATGTTGACGGCTTAGTAGTAGATGAAGGAGAAACAGTAAATACAACTTTAGCTGCAGCAGCAGAGCCTTCACAAATAGCCTGAGATAATGCTTCTAGGTTTTTGAGATCTCCAATGTACTCCTCAACCCTGCCTCTACCTAGTGGTTCATTATCAACAGTATTGAACCTTAGTGGGAGCCATGGCGTTGAATCTAATGGAGCTTTACCTTGTGATCCTGGAATAATTTTGTCGTAAACTTCCTGGTGCCAAATAAATCTATTGTTGTCACGCTTGATGTGCGTATAGACATCAATATCATCACGACTGTAACCAGTACTTTCATCAGTAGTCTTGAAAGGATCAGGTTCAGGAAGAACAGACTTCAGTAGTTTTTTATGTATTTTTTCTTTGGTAACGATTTCAATTACGTTTCCTAGACCGTCTCTTTCTACAACGTATCTGTTCAATGGATATAACTTAAGTTTATCCTTGTCCATAAAGATGAGTGCATTACCAGAAACAACGAGGTGTTTCAATGCTTGGTGAACAACAACACGATCGTCAGAAGCTGCAATAGATTCCAAGATAGTACGTTCAATCTTTGCAAATGAAAGATCAAGATCTGATCTTATCGCAGGATTCAACTCACCAGACAGTAGTGTTGCATCATCAATCTGTAATTTAAAAAAGCTTGTCTGAGGAGGTAACAAAGCAAGCATTAATTTACTTGCCAAAGTAGAGACTCCTTTAGCACCGACTGATTGCCACGGTGTTAAAAGAGTTTTATAGTTACTATCCTCTTCGTCATGCTTCATCAAATAAGGAATAGTCAATTTAGCTGCATCAATTGCAGTTTGTAGAAATTGGTTACGGCTACTAGCAAGAGCGTCGTATCGTGATTTAGCTGACATAATTTATACTGAACTATAAGCTTGGGCTATCACTGCTGATGCGCCTCCGGTAGGAAAACGAGACTTTCTTTTTGCTGCTTTTCTAGCTGCTTTCCTATTTTTATAAGGAACTATAGACATGGCACCGGAACGATTTGTTTCATAAGGTGTTGCAAACATGGCAGTGGAATTCCTATTTCCAGGTACTTTACGTCCAGGTACTTTACGTCCAGGTCCGTTACGTCCAGGTTCCATTTTTCCACTCATTATTTTATCCAACCTTTCCGATGCTTTACCGAGAGTATAGTTTTTATTTTTTTTAGCAGCTTTCTGCAGGTTATTTCTTGCCATGCCAAAGACTTTGCCTGGATTGCGCCTCTTCTCGAAACGCTTGTCGCTAATACCTAAATTTGTAGCAAGTCTCCTCATCTTCCTGGTGCCCTTGCCCTTACCAGTTAATCCAGACTGAGCGAACTTTTGCATACGGCTTGCATTAAATTCTGCAAACTCAGGGTTAGCTTTATTTTTGAAAGCAGAAAGATATGCCATAGGACCATCGCCGCTATTATATTTTTTAGCCTGTTTCTCCATGAATGAATTCATGGGATTAGACAGTTTCTTTTCTAATTTTGCAGAATTACGATCATATTGTTGAGCAAGACTCAAATCACTGAACTTTGCCTTTTTACCCTTGCGACCATATTCGCTAGGTTTGATCTTCATACGGGTAGTAGCTTGGTCAGCTAAAGCCTTGAGAAACTTTCGTGATTGTTTGTTCTCTCCTCCGTAAATATTTGCATACCCCCTAGCTCTTTGTTTCAGCTTGGTTTCTCTGCGTTCAAAATCTTTGTGACCATAACCACCAGACAGCGCATCTGCCGTTACTTTGACGCCTTTTTTGCCACCATTGCCTTTGCCATCGCCGCCACCGTTTCCACCAGAGTTACCACCGCCTCCGCCGGAGGTTCCGCCACCACCGCCGCCATCGCTAGTGCGGGTTAATTTAAGTTGATCGGATCTGAGATTGTCAGCTTTGCCTTTATTTTTATTCCTTTTAAAAATCTTTCTTACTTCTTTTTTATTGTCTACACCTTTTCCAATTTTCAGACCTTTTGTGTTTTTAGCAGCTTTTCTAATTGATTGAACTTGCTTTCTACTGCCACCCTTCCTGACAATAGTCCTTATTTCTTTTTTAGTAACTTTGTTATCTTTGAGAGCACGTTTTACAGCTTTTTTAGCTGGTGACTTACGTTTAAAAGAACGTGTAATTTTTCTTTTAGCAACTCTTTTCGGTGCTCGTCTTGGCTTACTCTTTCTGCGTCTAGCCATCGTTATTCTCTAGTCGGTTTACAAGCCACTCCACAACAGAACGTTGACCAGAGCGGTACATAATTTTTTCAATTGTGTCATCTGGAGATGGAGTAATAGATGGGAATCTATCTTCCATTTCATTGAGTACAGCTCTGGCCTCCATACCGAAGACCTCAAGCATATTGGGGTAGATTTCTTGCATCATGTTCAAAGAATGCAGGCATACGTGCGGCCTTAGTAAATGACAGCTCAGGTGCTTTACCTTGATACATCAAGCGATCACTTGATTCTGTCCAGAACTTTGTAGATAGTTTTGCAGAACCACGTAGTGGTGAGAACAACCAATACGCAGTAGCCTTCCTCAGTTTATCCAGTGATGGAGAAAAACTAAGCCCCAACTCAGCACAAACCAGAGAATTAGTTGCAACATGAATTTGTTCATCTCGTGACACATCTGCTGAAACTGTCCTCATACCTGAGTTTCCATAGGCTCTGAAGAATGGCAAGATAGTGAAGAAGATACTTCGCTCAAGTACCATCGCTTTGACAATGGGATGCTCTGGATGATTGATCCAAGCTTCCGCAATGCTCTCTGCTTCTTTTGTTGTTTTTGCATCCACATCAAATGTGTCTGCGACATAGTTGAGTGCAATGTCATGATTAATTTCATCAGTAATGTTCATACTGAGAATCTTTCTCGCGGACTCTGGCACTTCCTTATTAGTTGCTTCACTGATGAAGTCACCAACCGGAATCTCCAGGACACGCAATGCAAGGCACCGACTGATGGCGTCCTCTGTCCCTTCAGTCACAGGACCACCTGTTACAGCAACAGGGGTCCACTTTCTTTTTCTGGTAATTAGTTTTTCGTACGGGTTCATTCTTGACAATCACATTGAGGTTCAACAGAAGAACCTTCAAATAAATCAGCAATGTATTCGTCAAGATCACTGTCCTTTAGTGCAGCATATGCATCAGACTTATCTTGTACATCGCCCATAACTTGAAGGCTATAGTATAGAGATGTCTGGGGCGATTCCAGCCACTCTTCAATAAAGGTCTCGTCGTAAGTAACGATGTCACTCCAACTGTTGAAGCTATACCCGTGAAGAAGTCCAGTCTTATCTAACATTATCATCATCTGGTCAGCTACTCTCTTGTAGCTGTCCCATCCGACTTCACTGGCGATTTCTACATCGCCGTATTCATAAGTTTGTACACCAAATGTACCGCTGTCACGGTCTACAGTCCTTGCAATAGGTGGTGCAATTTCAGGACAAGCGGTGAATCCATCAAGGTCTTGTGACCTATAGGAGCACGATGCGGTTGGTGCGATAGCAAAAGCACGATCCATTTTATTGTGTCGTGCAATGTTTGCTGCCTCATCAATTCCTATTTCGAACTGACGGGCGAGTTCATATGCAGGAGACTTTACAACATCTCCGTTGTTTACTTGTTCTAAGGCACGTCCGAATTGATCGTAAGTGACTCCGCAGCGTCGAAGTAAGTTTGCCAATCCAAGGATTCCCAATCCGACCTGCCTGTCTTCTCCGGGATGCAGATACTCTCCCGAATCGCCGACGCCAGTAACAGCGTGGAGGGCACACAATTGCGACATACCTTCAGCGAAAGCTCTAGGGATTTCGTCGAACTCACACGCAGCGGTATTGACATGTTGCAACAAGCAAGTTCCGCGTGAGGGCAGATATACTTCAAGGCAAACGTTGCCGAAGATTCGTTTTCCATTTTGATACTTAACTTTGTTTAGCCAGATGTCGCCAGAACGTATACCGTAGATGACAGCATCTTTCGAGTTTTGATCCAGCGCGTCCCACCACTCTTGTGTAATATCTACACAACGTTTTGCCCAAGGCAGTTCATTGCGTGGTGCAGTTACAAAGTCTACTAGGTCAGGAGAATTTGCATCTAAATGAAGAACTACAGCTCCTCCTTTGTAATATCCTCCGCGTCTAAGAGTTTCGTTGAGAGTAGAATAGATTCGTCCAAACGAGACAGGACCAGATGCAATAAGTCCCTTACCATTATCGCTTCCTTTCGGTCGTAGTTTACTAAGGTGGACCGCGCATCCAGCGCCATTGCGGAGCGCATGAGAGACGAACTTCCAACTTGCTTCGATTCCATTCGGACCCTCCATTGAGTCTTCTACTACAAATACCGTGCACGACACGGGAAGGCGACCGTCAGGCTCATCCATCCATGTTTGAACGCGGCCAGTTCTAGAAATGTAATTAGGCATTACACTAAATCAGTGAGAATTGGTGGTTTGTAATTTGGTCCTTTAAGGACTTTGCCGTCAGCTCGATAAATAGGTTTGCCATATTCATCAAGCTTTGACATGTTTGATTTGTGTACACGTTTAAGTGCTTCGTCTAAATCCCATTCAAGATTGGCGGCGTATTGATAACAGACGTACACAAGATCTGCTAGTTCTTTTAGTTGGTTCTCACTACTTTCAAAATGAAATGCCTGATGAAACTCTGACCATTCTTCATCGATCAAAGCTTTCTGTATCCTCATCCGAGCCTGGGACGATGGAAGACCATATGCCTGGCGGAAAGTTTCCGCCTGTTGCATTAGACTTTCGCTCTGCAAGTGCATGTGATAATTCATTTTCTAAATAGTGGATAGCTTTTTTTAAATCATCTGCATAAGAATCTTTGTGACCAGCTCTGCAGATGTATTTAACAGCATTACCAAGATGATAATTTAAAGATTGATCACGTACAAAGTCCCAAACTTCTACTGATCCTCTTGTGTAGTACCTGGGTGAATAGGCCATTGTTTAACTAGGTTGCTTATTGTATTTGACAAAACAAAGTTCTGCCTTTGTAGTGCCATAAAAATAGTAATAATATCTTCTTTAGTTGCTTGTGGTAGTAGGTCATCCATCCTTCGCAGTTTGAACTGCTGCTCCATCGTCAACTCTATAATCGGCGGTGGGAGACCAATATCGGACAGCTCCTCTGGCGTCATCATAATCTTCACATGTAAGAATTTTTGCAAGTCGTGCATTCATAAGTGCAACATCCTCATCGAGATCTTTAGTCGCAAAGGTATCTACAACTGTCTGCCAACCGTAGCCTTCCTTTTCAAACAATTGAACTGCACGTTTTACGCCAATGCCAGGAACGCCACTATAACCATCAGTCTGATCACCAGCCAATGTTTGAATTAGATGCCATTTTGCACCCTCTTCAGGTGTGATGTGCGTCGTCTCATCGAGGTTGTACAAGCGGCCAGGTATCTGGCGCATGTCTTTATCAGGACTAACGATGATGTTACCGGGGTTAGCTGTTGCATAAATACCCATAGCATCATCAGCTTCTAGCTCAGGCATCTGTATAACCTCATAATGATTACGCAACGTATTAATCACACGTTTGTAGCCACAAGGCTTTTTTCTATTTCGATGACCTTTATACTCAGGAAAAATTTTCTTCCTGAAATTTTTAGAGTCACTGAAAAATAGAATTAGATCTGGCACGTCCCACAAAAAAAATTCTTTAATTCTTTTTAGTTCTTTCAGGACGTTGTTATACGCATCTGTGAATCTGCTAGTGACCAGGATGACATCATCACCCCAATCAATTTCATCTTCAGCAGCAGCGCAAGATTTATAGACTATAAAGTCTGCGTCGATAAGTAGTTTCAATCAATGTACCTCTGCCCAGTTCATACCATCCTTTGACTCAGCAGCAACTGGACAGCGTAGGTTGTAATATTCACCGGCTGTTGTTGCTGTGTATTCAAGAATAAATTTTAAATCGTTTGTATGTTCGGGCGTACATTCAAACTGTAGTTCGTCGTGTATGTATGCAAGTTGATGAGCACACAATTGTTGCTGTTTGACTGCATCATTTGCCATCAACAGCCACCTGCGAGAAATAACACCAGCTGATGATTGAAGCAAATAATTTAGTGCTTTGTGCCTGCTATCAAGAGTGATCTTTCGACCATCAATAGCAATCATATAGCCACGTAGAGTCGCCGTTTCAATATCCTCCAGCAACTGCGACATACCTGGAATAGCTTTGACAAAAGCTTCACGGATTTCCTTACCCTTCTTTTTCGCCTTGACCGAGGAAAGCCAAGGGTCGAATGATAATCCGAGCTTCTCATTGCCCGCTCCATAGCACCATGCATAAGTAATAGTTTTAATTTGTCTTCTAGATACGCCAACTCTATCTGCATTAACTTGATGGATGTCACCATTAAGCAGAGTGTCACGAAAATGATTATCATGCCTGCTCAAATAATGTGCAAGCATCCGAAGCTCAATACCAGACAAGTCAGCGCCAACCATTCGTTGACCAGGACTAGCAGTAAATAGTTTTCTAAATTCATCTTCGTGTGGAACTTGAGATAAATTTGGTCGTCGATGAGCACACCGATGTGTAGCTGTAGCAATCGAACAATGATGATGAATACGATTAGATGTCGTACTCAGCTTCAGCCATGCGTTCACGCCGTTCGATAGCATCCCAAGCATTTTCGTTACCGTCAAACATCTCGCAAACATCGTAGAAATTTCTAACTTCATCTCGGTCAGAATATTCTCGTCCACAATAGGTTTCCCAGTAGCTGTCAAAATCTTCGGAGTCCAACCATAAAATGTCTTCAATACCCATGAGATGTGATCGCGTGATGTAGGGTTTAGTTCTTTGAGACGGGTGAAAGAGCACTGTTCAATAGCAGTTATTACACCACAATGTTCATGGCGCTCTACGTGTCCAGTTCCTTTGATGTAGCCGCTAGTTTTGTTATCTCGTTTTGGAGTGAAGATAGTTCCTGCGACGTTAGGGTGTTGTTCCCGAAGTACTTTTTCAAGATCTGAAAGTTCTTGTTGGAGAGTCGATGCAAGTTGCCATGCAGATCTCTCATCGAAATACCAGCCATGTAGTTCTTGTTTAGTTAAAATAGTCGCTACCTTGTGCTCTAAATCGACCCAGTCAGGTAGGGGTGGAAGTGGTCGCATAATTTGCGTGTAAGTTTTACATCTTGTATGCAGTAGTCCTGCATTTCTTCTGACCAGTCTTTCCAGTCAGTTGTTTTACAAAACTCACCTTTGTATTCACCTAATCTGTAACCGTATGATTCCAAACTGTGACGACCATACAGCTGCGATGGCATATGTGCAGGATTAAATTTGTGATCCCTTTGCATCTGGTCTGCGTGATACAACCGAGACAAAAGCAAGGTGTCAACAACTAATCCTTTTGGTGAAAACCACGGATAAATTTTTTCGATGACAGGAATATCGTAACCAATAACATTGTGTCCAACTAGAACTTCATGTTCTTCAAGTATCTGGACACCTCTAACAATCGGTTCTTGACTACCAACATCGTTGTAGACGAGTGTTTGATCTGTCTTTGAATCGTAGATAACCAAACAGTGAATGCAGGTAACATCATTGCGAAGACCGTCCGTCTCCAGGTCGAATACGAGCATGTTTCCAGTCGTAAGTTTTGTCGATAAATTGTGCTTTGTCTACCATTTCCTTTGAAGGTGGATTTGGTTTTTTTAATTGTTCTTGTTCGCCGTGCGTAATCATTGGTCCTGGATCCCAAAGCATTGCTGCTTGGTGTGGCGTATTGATCCAACCGTTAGAAGTCTGTTGCTGGGTTGAATTCTGTTTCATAGAACTTACATTTTTCTTTCTTGTAAATCAGTTCTCCGGCAGTACCAAGCTCGCCGCTAAAGCGATTCTTGAGGACTCGCAAAGTTGTAGGAGACTGTTCATCTCCGCTCTGCTGATCTTTTTCGAGTCCGATAACTGCGTCAGCAATTTGACTAATTGAGTGACTTCCACGCAATTGTCCAAGGCTAGTTTGTAGTCCCTCTTCATGACCTTTATCTCCTTGTGGTCTACGTAAGTGCGAAACTAGGAACAGTGTTATACCTGTACGTTCAACAAGTGAACGGAGACGAGTCATCGTTGTATCAATCATCTTTCTTTCGTCACCATCAAGACCGCTAAGCAGAATCGATAAGTGATCAAGAAAAATAATTTTACAATCTAGACCGCTTGCAAGATACTCAATACGGTTATAAATAACGTCAGGCTCATAACTACCAAAGCCATCGAATAGAAAAAGATTATAAGTGCCCAATGTTTGATTGAATGCATCAACCAAAACCTCTCGTTCTTGGTTTTCAAGATGTAGCGCAGTTTCCGTAGCACAGGACATTATGCGGAGTGCAGTTCGTCTGTTACTTTCTTCAAGTGCCAGATACCCAACTCTTTCCCCTTTACTGAGGAGATGAGTTGCAAGTTGAGTGCAGAGTGATGATTTTCCCTGACCAGTTCCACTAGTAAGGACATTAAGTTCTGACCTCCTGATCCCGCGTAATTTGTGCTGGAGTCCTTGAAATGGGTACTCATGAATACAATCCTCTTGTGGTTCAATTACAAGTGAAAGTAAAGACTTTCCATCGACAATCCCGTCAGGCCGGTACGGTTTAGCATTCCAAATAGCATCACGAATTGCCTGCAAATTGTCGTCCTGTGCTGCCTCTGAGGCGTCCTTGTAGCCCTTGAGGTCAGCAATCGTGACCTTGCCAGGTGGTAGGACGCTAGCCGCCTCCTCCGTCGCCTCACGGCCTGCAGAGTCGTTGTCGAAAAACAGGCAGACTTCGTCCCAACCTTGTAACCACTCCAAATTTCGTTGGATTGATTTTTTGGCCGCGGCTGCACCATTCGGTAGTGAAACCATCTCCCACGTTGGGAGAGCTTCGCGACAAGTAGCAGCATCGATCTCACCCTCTGTAATGACAACTCTTTTTCCTTGATTGCGGAACAAGTGCTGCCCATAGAAGCGGCCATCTGACTCGCCTTCATACCAAAACTTTTTCTGCTTGTCCTTAGTTTTTATTCCAATAATTTTGCCAGTGCTGTCTCGATAATGGAAGTATAAATGTGAGTCGTCGGCATTGATTCCGTACTCTTCGCATACTTTTTCAGAAATTCCTCGCTTAGATAATCGTCGCGGAAATCCTCTTGGTTCCATTCTTTCATGGGTAGAAGTGTGATTGTGAACAGTGCCGTCTCCACTTTTCCAAGTGTGACAAGCAAAACAAAAAGTGTGTCCATCAGAGTACAAACTGTTGGCATCTGATGAACCACATTCGCCGCACGGTGTGTGCATAACGAACTCACTAGGTGAGCCAATCGATTGGGATATTGACATATGATGTCCAAGGAATATTCAACCGCTCGCAATACTGAGCGTATGTCGTTTTTGATTTCTTGCTGATCGTATTGAATGGTGATTGAAACACCATCCTCAGATCTAGTTCAGGATGCTGCTCTTTAACTGATTTGACTTTACGCCTATCTTTTGCGTCCCAATATCCCTTACATTCTAGAAGGACGCCGTTAGGCAGTACGAAATCAGGAGTGTAGTGATGAGCAATAATATAAGGGATTTTAGTAGACTCATACTCGTACTTCACTCCTAAATCAACCATAAGATCAGCGACTTTTTCTTCCAGTCCTGATCTGAATGCCATTACCAGATCCCAGGAATGAGCTGGCCGGTAAGGGCGTACGCACCCAGTGCTGCGACCATACCAAGCATTGCAAGGCGTCCATTAATCTTTTCAGCCTTTTCATTTAGTGTTTCGTACACGGTTTTAGAAATCATCTTCTACTTCAGTTTCAGTGGGTGGGATTACATTTGGATCGCTAACTTTGAAGCCTTCAGTTGTGCCGAAAAGCTCAGCGACACTTTCAGCTGACATGTCGCCAGCATCGACACCAGCAGCACTATTAATTGACAACACTTGTACTCCTTTTAGCTCCAACCTTGTACCATAAGTAAGATCATCCTTCAGGATGTATGGTTTCTGGATAAAAGCAATCTTGACTGTACTGCCACTGTAAATAGGAGTACGATCGTCAGTAATTGGAGCACCTTCAGTGTCAACAATAGGTGGTTTATTATTGTCATTCCATGAAAACTTGGCAGAGTACTTATTCTCTGCAACCTCTTCCCATGGCTCAGGTTTAAGAACTGATCGTTTTGGGTTTTTCAGTTTAGACTGGATCCATTCCAATGAAGAAATACGATCTTGTTCTAGTTGACGAGCAAGCTTGTCATCAATAATTGCTGACATAACATACTTGTCGTATTTACCCTTTACGAGTACTGCTTGAAATCCTTGCAGTTCTACTGGTTCAGGTGTGACAAATGTAGTTCGTGACATTAACAGAAAAAATAGGTGGAATTAATAACTGATTCTGGTTCTAGATCACCAATAATTGGTGGTTCTGTCTCTGCTCCTATATGTTGAGCAAAGGTTTTGAGATAGTCGTGCTCCGCAAACAAGTACACGTATGTTTCACGCACGATTCGTGAAAGAGTAGACATGTCAGTAGCACGACATAAAACCGAATCGTGTATGAGGGAAATCGGAGCGTTGAAACGTATTGCAGAAAGACAAAGTAAGCTTGCATCAAGTGAGTGGATAAGATTAGGACTTGTTGCATTTTTGTGGTGGTTTTTATCTACTTTGTCTGTACTTCCATCTGCAAGACTAACTTTGCATCGACCAAGTAGATTTAATTCAATGATTTCAATTTGAGGTTTCATCAATTTTTGATTGACGACAAATCCAGATGGTGTTGTCCAACTTAATTCTGTCATTCCTCTGTCGATAGCTCGACAAACCTCATCTTCGATCCATTTCATGACACGCATAGGACCAGGAAATACCTTATCCATCGCATCACGAACTGCTTTGACACATTGAGTTAAATCATCCTTGTCAACTTCAATGCCTTTTTCTTTCAAGGCTTCACGAATGTAGCCTCTATTTGAGAACGGGCGGGCATTATATGGCACCGTCATACATACACGTTTTGTGCATTTCCTGTCCCATACAGGCTTCAAATGGTCCGGTATCTTAGGTAAAGATGTTTCAGCAATAACAGCATATGCATCTTGTGGTTTATCACTAGGTATGCAGTTCACTTTGGCTGCTGTACTTCTGTCTCTAGATAATCCGGCCAATATTTGTAGCCCACTGCATGTAGCATCACAGGCAATAGGGAGATTAGTGTGAGTTCTATCACAACTAATGATGCAATGATAGTATTCATCGCAGGCAGCAAGGAAAGTCCAGGGGTCATCTGCTGCTTCCCATTCTGGCCTAGTTTCAATCGGGTTTTTCGCAATGCGTGAAATCAAATCGTGATTCTCTAAAGCCCATTCAATACGTTTTTGCATTGGTTCTCTTGACAGCCCGTAACATGTACTGACTTGGAAAGCTAACCATTGCTCTGCCTCAGGTGTCATAAAAGACTCTGAATGAAACTTTAGTAGTGATTTACCAAAGTCTGTATCTTGAGGTGATAAAACGGTGCAGATAGGGTAGATTCTTCCACGATAATCGCAACTCCACGGATGATAGAACTTACCTTTTTCTTTGAATACACTTACAGCATTCATTGTCATGCGTGTTCTGCATGACTTTTGAAACGCTTGTGCGTTGATGTTACATACCTCTGCAGCTCGTCGCCTGTAGTCCTTCCGCGCTTCCGCGTTGGTTTCAATATCAGGTGGCTTTGGTGGTAAAGGTAACTCAACAACAGGGATAAACTTTCCAACACTTATTCCTCTCTCCATTAACGTTTCTGCAACGCCAACAATGAAAGGATTAAGGGTAAAAGCGACTCGTTGAACATGGTTCAAATAGTCAACCACGTTTTTTCCCTGTATACATGTGGGGTTACCGCGCCGCACCATCGGGTAGCCCTTCATCAACTCATTTAGTAAGTAGCCGCCTGGCTTCTCACCCAGTAGATCCCAATCGTTAGGTGGCACAAGCATCGGCCAGGCAATGGGCGAAAACATCTCAGCAGTCGCCATAATTTCATCTTTGATGGCATGAAATTCTGGTGTCGGAACAACAAGATTGTGTCGTTTACGTCCGACTTGTTTCATATAAATATGGAACCAATTAGAGGCTTCACATAAACATGAAAGCAACCAACCTCCTAACCTGACACGGATAACTTTCCCCCATGATTTCCAATGATTTACATCATGGCGATTCATCATGGTTCTGACATTTGTGACCTTTTGTTGTGTGCCACTTGCCTTGTGCCAGTATTTCTCTTTGATGAAATTCAATAAGCCAGGGCACTCTTTTTCGTAGTGCCTCATCATGCACTCGTTCTCAATTGCTTGACCAATAAAGTCAGTTACATTGACAACGTAGTTCGACCTATCTTTTGTACTAAATACCTTGTCAAAGGTTACTTTGCAGGTGATAGCAGCAGCAGATTCAGCATCAAAATCAGAAAGATAAGTTCTTATCTCTCCAAAATGTTTCCCTGCCTGTCCTTTCCTTATGCGTGATTTAGTATCATTGATACGTGCAACCACAAGAGGCAGCAGCTGCTGAATAGAAGACACTCCGTAAACAGAAGCACTCGCATAATCTTTGTTTTCTAAGTTTTTGGTGTTGTTGTGCAGGTGTAGTAATCCTTGTCGTATTTGTTCTCGCTCAAGGTCAACCTGCGCTGAAATCTCAGCGGGTGTTGGCATTCAGTCTCGCGTTAGATCGTTCGGTAGACTCGTACTATTCCACTTGTGCAACTGTTAGCCTTAGTGGAAGCATTGATACGACTGAAGGGCCAAGGTTTGTGTCCTTGACCCTTGCACTTATGAAAGCTTGGAAACGGAGGAACCTGAAACTAGCGCGTCTACCAATTCCGCCACATCCGCGGGCGAGATCCCTTGCAATGACAAGTGTCTTACAAGAGAGACAGAAGCGAGACTGTTTTGAGACTTGATCGCTTCAGCCGGTAGAGCTTACCAGAAAGGGTTCTTAGACACCGTTAGACTTCCAAGCGTGACATGGCATCGACCAGCTGCCCATCGTCCACGTAGGTGTAATAACCCAGTGTGGTGGACATCTGTGAGTGACCCATCAACTTGTGTGTTTTTGACGGGTGAACATCATTGGCAGCCAACGCTGATGCATACGTTCGGCGCAATGTGTAGGGCGTGATCACATCAGGAAACCCCAAGTAATCTCTGACCCTGTTGAACTGCTCTCTGTGGCGGTCCTGAGACTGCCAATTGTCCCCTAGGAAGGGGATCAGGTCAGAAGGCCCCAGGAGGTCCACATAGCGGCTCAGGATGGGCACCACACGCTGGTAACCGGCACTGTCTGCCGGAAAGTACACATTGCGGCGTCTGCACTCCTTCTTAAGAGTCCAGCCGTTGCGTTGTGTGCCAATACCAATGAATGGGTGCTTCGTGTCGAGCACAACATCGCTCGTGGTGAGTTGTGAGAACTCAGCCCAGCCCATACCAGACCAGGCAGACACCAGGATGGAATCAGACAAGGCTTGATTGGAAAACAAGCTGGTTGCCGTGGCAGCCATCTGATCGACCTGGGCCAACGTGAGGCACTCTTTTGTTTTGCGTGACACCTTCAGTTTTTTGAAGGCAAAACGACCCATGCCATTGATCCAAGCTTTTTTTGGATCTTGACAAGGAACCATGCCAACATCAATGCAATGATTCAGCGTTGTTTGCACATACTGAAACACCTTATTGATTGTCCCATCTTCCATCTCACGTGTTTCACGTAACTCTGTTTTTAAAGAGTCCATGACACCTTGTGTGATGTCTTTGATGGGGAACATACGCCCCTTGATCTGTGTGAAATGGTTGGCATTGATTAACGCAGTCTTTCGACCACGACCATTGACCCATTCCTCTCTGTTTGTTGATGTGAAGTCAAAGCATTGACCCCACGTCTTAAACTCATTCATAGAGAATGTCGCGAAGTTGTTGTGCAAGTAATTTGCCTTGAGGAGTTAATCTCAAGACGTGTCTGCGTCTGTTTGCTGGATCAGCCTCCTTGGTGATTAGGTTTAAGCCATCACGTCCTTTAATCCGGTGTTTTTTGGACAACCAATCCGTGCATCTTGACGATGACGCTTCTGAGAAGTCCAAATCCTCCGAGAGTGCAGGCTTGTGGCAACCGTCGTGGCTAGCGACATACAGGAACGTTGAGAGCAGCTGTGCTGGCATCTCACGGTCCAAGATCCTCAGTGTCTCGATGACTTTCAGGAGTTTTACAAGCTGATCGTCGGTAACTTGCCTGCGAAGAGGATCCAAGATCAACGGGTAATGAACAACACAACTCTAGACGGAACTTGCCCAAGTGGAGGGTTGTGCAATTGTTAAATTGCCAAAAATCCCAAAAGGAAACGTTATCGATTCCGACGTAAATCCGCGATTTTACAAAGTCCATCATGAGTCAAGCTACCTGGCGTAGTTACCATGTTTGATACCAAGTTGTATAGGGTGTCATCAGCTAATAATTCGCTCGCTATGTACTTTTGCAGCGCGGTGTTGGCAAGTTCAGACATGCTGATGCCTTTATGCACAGCTATCAACTTGCACAATTTCACACAGTCACTCTGCATCAAAACTGCAAGGCGCTTGGTGTTGAGTCCGCTCACTGCTCACTGCCTTACATGACTGCCGATAATCTAACAATTGTTCATGCATTAGGCAAATAAGCTCATCCCTATGCGGATGACCTAAAATTTCATGCTGTAGCTTTGTTGACAGACGATCAAAAGTTACTAGGTTCATAATCAGAATCGGTATCGTGTGCAGAGACTGCTTGAATCAGTTCGGGTGTGCATACAGTAAATTCAACGTTAGGATCCATGATTAAATCTTCGATCCTTTTATCTGCTGCGCTTTTACGTTTGTAGACAAACTCTTGAGTCTTTTTTGTATCATGATTTGTGGCACGAATGATTGCACAAATGCCTGGTTTTAGTTCCCAAGCAAGCAATTTGTATGCCATGATTTCCATGAACGTATGGGGCTCGAAGAATTCATCAGGCGCAGCTTTATACCTTGCCCAATTATTTGGATAATACTTACCACTCATAAGTTCTTTTTACGTCCTTTAAATGTGCTCTACGGTTTGTGGACAATTCAAGAGCAGACCATGCGGCGTGTTCAGAATCGGGAGCGTAGACAATTTCTGACCATTGCTCCTTACCGTCATCAAGAATTACTTCATATTCTTTTACCTGACCCAATAGTGGCATGACGATCGTGATTGTGAATTTTGTTAAGTAGAGCCTTCCGTGCTTGTTTTCTCTGCCTCAATTGTTGAGGTTTTCTTCGTCCTTTGTCTTTTCGCCGGACGTCCGCGTGTGCGAACTTTTGGCGGGTCGATGTCTGAGTCATTTTGCAAAAGTTGTTGATACTGACTGTTGAGAGTTGAATTTGAGTCTTTGTAGTAATGCATCCAGCAATAAATTGCATTCCTAATCAACCAATCCTTCGATTTTGGAGCCATACTGATGTGATCGTCTGTCAAGTGTGTGAATGATGTTGAGAAGTTGCCTACTATCAAGAAGCCCTCGGTAATAATCACGGAGGGCTGTATCTTGCAGTTCTAGCAAGTCATCGTGTGTCATGAATGCCACGGATAGTTTGAAACAGTCATGTAAAGTTGACCAGTAGCGTTAAAATACAAGTCAACATCCGCGCCGTGCTCCTCACTTAGGTCATAAGCAAGATCAACAGCGCGTTCTGCATCAGTTGTGGTGTTTTCCCACTGTGCAGATTTGCAGCGAACGTCAATACGTGTGGATGGATCGATTCTCATTTGTGAAAGATGTCAGAGTGCGTGTGCTTTATCTGAAAGGATGACCTCAGGAGATGTTGTGAACAACTCGCCTGAATCTTTCCAGACAAAATCATCATCACGGTGCGGATTGTACGTGATGCGTTTGTGTGACTTACTGACCAGAACTTCAGAGTCATTCAATTCACCTTCAATGAAAGCGTGAACGTACTTCTTACCTTCTGATCTTGTGCGCTGCTGACCGTGTTTCATGATCACAGTTCTTGCGTTGTAAAGTGCAAGCCGCGGAAGATGACCCGCGACTCGCCAACCTTTGCCTGGAATGTGTTTTTGTACACTCCAGACATGTTTTGTTAGGTTGTAGTAAACACGAACTCTCATGTGTACACCCTTTCTGTGTAAACTAGGTTCTCAATGCAGTGACCAAAGAATTCACAGAGATTGTCATCTGACAATGAATCAATGAGATGTTCAGAAGCTGGATACGTGACAGGGTCTAACTTACCCTGACGTTTTTCGTTGCCGAAGTAGAAAGTGACTTGTGACATTTTGTGGTGGATAGTTGTTTGAGTGCAAGTTCAATAAGGTATGAAATGAATAACTCATAACTCATACCTTTCTTGTCAGCACATGCCTGGATAAGGTATTGCTGATGTGGTGTCATTGAACTGGAGTGATTTGATCAATTGTGAAATCGGGAAATTCACGTTTGACATGATTGATTGCATCATCCATGTCCCTGCAATCTTCAACAGTAACGAAGGAAAACTTTCCCCAGTTATCTTTTGATTCAAGAATGAATTTGAAAGTCATTAGGATTCTCCAACGATGATGTAACCCTTGTTGAGAAGAGTTACGTAAAGGTGTTTGCGGTCCTGTACATAACAGGTTTGAGTAAGAACTTTGCCGTTCTCGGTTTGTTGATAGTGGATGTTGAGCATGGAAGGTGAAAGGAAAGGACAAGGGATGAATCCCTTAGGAAACCCGCCACTTATTGTCTAAGTGGAAGGGTTAATTAAGAGAATCAGACACCAAAGCGTTGACATGCTTGGCAGCAGAACCGTGTGCCTTGAATGCAACAATGCAGGTACGTTTTGCAACGCTGCATAACTTACACTCGGCACATGTGGTGTTACGCACTTGTGCAGGACAGACCACAACCTTATGACCCTTAGGTGATACCTTCGGGACAGGTTTATTGTTTGGCACAACACAAACAGCAGGCAAACCTTTCTCGATGGCAGCGTCTGCCGCGTCGAGAGATTCTGTGCTCGCGTTGATCGTGAAACCTTGGCGATTGGATCGCTGAATGATGTCAACATTGTGTTTGTTGAGAACGTGGTGTGTGTATGTGTAACCACGTTTGCCAGTGTTAGCGACAACTAAGTGCGCCATGTTTGAATGGTCGATGTCACCAAACAAGTGAGGTAAATCACCGGCTTGGTTGTGACGCCATAGCTGGCGATCAGGCAGAGACTGGACAAAGTCGCATAAACCTTGCCAATCTGTGCCACGCTCACCTGATGAAACCTTGCGCCAATGGAGCGCAAGCGGTCCTGATTTTGCATAGCAGCCCTTGTCATAAAGGCCACAGGTAGTGGGACAGGATGCTCGCTCACTAGTAGTGACAGGAATCGGGCCAGTCTTATCGTTGCCAGACTTTGGCGTGATGTGTACTCGGATTTTCATAGTACCTGAGTGGAAGGGTTGAATAAGAGAGTCAAAAGTTACGGTTGAAGAAGTACACAATGTCATCGTGTTCAATGTCAATGAAATCATGCCTATAGTTCCTACGCCAACTGGCTAGCCAGTCAATAACAAGATACTCAGGCACTGTCTCGCAGTTAACTTCAGTGACTACATACTCAACGAACTCACTATAGTGTGATAAATCGGGTCGGTAGTCTTCTGAATAGTAAAAGGAATCCTCAAACTGTTGAGCAGTTGTGATGCCATACTCTGCGAGTTCATCCATAAAAGCTTGACAATCTTCGCCGTCTGATTTTGTAAACTCAGGACAGCGTTCTTCAATCATGTCATAAAGAGATTGATTCTCTTCTGACAAACTGTCGTACCAGTTTGTGAGTTCAAGTTCACGTGTTGATGTGATCATTGGTGGTAGGTTGTGAACAAAAGGTGTGAGTCTTTCGATGTCAAACATCCAAGCGCTCACTTTCTTGCCCGTTAGTGATCGGGAAACACGCCGATTTTTTAGAGGGATGAAACGGACTAGCGAAAACCCACCGGTCTTAGAGAGGCTTCCGGCTGCCTTGGCTCTTTTTATCTACGGGAGGCCAAGCCCTCACAGTTTGGTATGGGAAACTGAGGAAAACCCAATACCTGGCCAGGGAGTCGAACCCTGGCTACACCATCAGGAAAGATAAGGCATGGAAGTAGCAAGAATTACGGGCAAAGTGTAAGAATACCCGTACTTTTTAGACTTGCAATCGTAGGCTAAAAGGTTGCGATTAACCCAAAAACCTAACGACATTTGTGGCTGCGAAAGTAAGTTGAGAATTGCACGCCGTGAAACGTGGGTGTATTCGTATACGTTGCCCTTAGCAAACGCACATTGGACAACACCAGTGATAGGATTCACCCATAATTCCTCAACACACTCGGAAGTGCGAGAGGGAATGTGAATGAAAAGATCCCTTGAAAGTTGCATAAGTGGAAAGGTGAGCATGATTGTGATGCCTGGCAACCGTGGAAGGTGCAGGCCATGGGCGGGCAGGGAGTCGCACCCTGCCTGTGTACTTGAAGGGGCACCAGTACACACATACTATCCGCCCGTACCATGAGCAAAC